TCACCATTTAACTTTATCAGCCCAATAAGCTGCTGACATTTTGCCCTTACTGATATTTCCAGCGTGTCGAGCTTTGAATGACTTTCGTCTAGCTTTTTCTGAATCTGTAGAAGGATTTTTTCCAGCACCTGATACTCCTTGTTGTCCGAATCGAATTGTTTTAACTTTGTCGCCTTCCTTGGCAACCACTACATGAGACTTCTTGGGATGGTTAGGAGTCCGCTTCGGCTTGTTGTACCCGCTTACTCCTGCTCGCTCCAGTCTTGAGTCCTTTTTCTTGCTCATTGAGTTTGCCCTCCAAAGCCTTGACCTTCTCCTCCAAAGTTTCCAGTCGGTTGAACTGGTCTTTGAACGCTTCGTTGATCTGGCTGATTAGTTGTTGGAACTCGTTTTGAGTCATTAGCACGGGATGCTACCTCTTTCTCTTTTAGTAGTGTTTGTGCAACCTTCAGGCGACGCTCGAACTCTTTATCGTCTTGATCGCCTTCACGAAGGTTACGGGTGATTGCTTCGATCTTTTCAATCTCAAGCTCTTGTGGTGCAAGCTGTGCCTCAACCGCGTACTTCTGTGCTCGTGCTTGCGACTCCTGCGCCTGTGCAGCCAACGCAGCCGTCTGACTCTGCTGGAACTGTAGCTGCGCTTGTTGTGCTGCCTGAGCCATTTGCTGTGCTTGAGGGTTAGGCTGTGATGCTTGCTGAAGAGAAGCGATAAGCTCTTCACGGTTAGACAGGTTCATGTTGTCAATAATGCTTTGGATTAACACAGGGTACAGTGGGCTGTCCTGTTGCATGGTCTGTAGCAACTGAACAAGCTGTGTTACTTCGTACTCACGAGCAATAATGCCCAGCGTAGAGGAAGCATTGAACTTATAATCTGCAACCGGATAGTTGTCAGGGTCGAACTGCATATAACGGTACGCAGCCTTCTTAACAAACGGCAACAAGAAAGATTGCTGGAAGTTTATAAGGGTGCGTTTATGTCGCTTAATAATTGCGCCAAGAGACATAGAGATCCCAGCAGCAGTAGCTTCGCCATTGACCTGTCCAGCGATCCCCGCAGAATCGACTGCTCCAGTTGCCTGTTGCACCATTTGCTGTAACGCCGCAGCTTGTGCAAAGGTAACTTGGCCGACTTGTCCAAAGTTAAATGGCTGTAATACTTCACGAGGGTCTCCGTTAGTTAAAATCATTTTGCCTGGGCGTATCTCTGGCTTAGCACCTCTAGGAAGGCGTGTAGCGTCGATAGCAAGCATTGGGTGAATGGTTAATGCTAGGGCATCAATACGTGCTCGAATCTCTGTGTCAAGGGCTTTCTGGCTGTTGTAGCCTTTCTCACAAACGCCACGTCCCCAGAAGCGACTGGGAACAACATCCCAAGGGAACGCAACTACAGGACGATCCTGCATCATGTAAGGGTTGGCCTCAGCTTTCAATAGCGTACCGCCGTTGGCTATAACAACAACAGCCTCAACGTACATACTGTCGCCTTCAACATCGTCTACTTCTTGTTCTAAGAGATCACGAGGTACAAGTCCGTAGTACTTAGTTAGGCGTACTTTGTCGTCAGTGTACATAGACAGGTCTTGGTCTGGCTCTAGATTAGTGTCAGGAGCAGCAGTACCAACCAAAGTCTCACGGTAAACGCCTTGCTCTTGTAGCATCTGTACGTGGTGTAGGCTAACGAACTCATCAATAGCCACGCCCATAGCGTCGTCAACAGACGTTGCAATAGGGTCGATTAAGAAGTTCTGAGGCATGATGGGCTTTAGACGCACAACTACGCGGTCTTCGATGTTAACACCCACTGCTTGAAGCTGACCATCCATGATAGGCTGGGTGGCAGGTTTCATTTCTTTTTCTTCTTCGATAATGATTTCGCCCATGCCTGTGCCAAACACAGCGGCGTTGATAAGACATTCGGCTACAGCCTTACGCACCATAGTCTTTTCAAAGTCTTCTGTTAACTTATTACGTAAATACTGCACATCTTGACGGTCGGGGTCGTTCATATCGTCACTGATGTCAAACCACTTACCGCGACCAAACGTAGCTTCTTCTAGTTCTGCGACGTTAGATTCAACGGCTTGTTGTAGGGCGGGAGAGATAATACGTGATCTTTCTGAATCACGCATCTTGTCTGCTGGATCCCAGATGCCACGCCACAGTCGATAGTACTCATCGAACTTCTGTTCGTAGTTAGACTCGAAGTGGTCACGCCAGTCTTCGCACTTAGACATAACCCAGTCTTCTAGGTTACCTTCGATCATCAGTGGGTCAAGATCGTATAAATTTTCGTCAGCCATGTTAATATCCCGCTATAGCGTCAATAAGTTCTGGTTCATCAAACTCAAGGTCGCCAATACCGTAAGGAACCTGAGCTAGTTGATCTATGTATGCTAGTGAGTCAATAAGGTCGTCGTGCGTTAAAGCGTCTGGAAACTGAAACAGTTGGTCAAGAAACCTAGCGTTCCACTCTCCTTTCTGTAGCGTTATAACGCCATTCTCAAATCGACCTTGTAGTGCCCACATAACTCTATCGGTTTTCTTTTTGTTACCGTGGGTAAGCTCCTCAACTCGGAAGAACTTGTTGTATTTCTTCTGTAAGTCCATAAGGGGTGACATAACAGCCTGTTTCGCAATTCCCCTTTCGATGCCAACAGAGACAGGATTATAATCACGAACAGCTTGGAAGATCTTCGTGGCTGTCTCATTTAAATCCCAACGTCCATAGATAATGTTCTCAACAAACCAATCACCGTTATCGCACACCTTACAAACAGATATGGCTGTTTCGTCTAGCCTAGAATTCTTACTGCGTCTCTTTCCTACTTCTTCAAAGCCAGCCAAGTCAATAGCAATGTAGTAGTCACCTTCGCTAGTAGGCTCTTCGCCGAACTTAACCCACTCTTCTTTAAACATCTCCGAGCCTTTAGACTCAAACGATGCCATAAATTCCTGACGGAACGCATAGGACGACATAGAGCGTTTAGCTGCGTCAATCTCCGCTTCTTTTAAAAACGGATTGTCGTAACTCGTAAAGTGCCAAGAACGCCACTCTTCGTCCTCTGACAACTCCGAATACTTAAACAAGTCGTAGAAGTGATTACGTCCTTTTGGCGTACCTATAAAGATTGCACGGGCAGTCTTATCGGCACACGCAGGGCGTAGAATCTCTTCCCATACTTCTGACTTAATGTCAGCGTATTCGTCCAGTACGAGGTAGTTAAGCGACACACCACGCATAGTATCGGGTCTGTCAGCACCACGTAAGCCTATCGTCTGTCCGTTAACCAACTCAATGTCGAGGTTGTTAATGTGCGCCTTTTTAATAACAGCGTGGCCGAGGTCGAGCAGTACACGCCACATAATCTGTCTTGCCTGTCCCTGTGTAGGCGCAACGTAGAACGTCCAGCTTCTAGGGTCGTCGCTTTGCAGCGCGTTTATTAGAAGACTCCAAGCAGCCAAGTAGGACTTACCACAACGACGACCAGCAGCAACAACTTTAAAGCGAGTAGTATCACCAAACACCTCCTGTTGCCACGGCGTGAACTGTACGTCTAGTTCCAAGTTACGATCCGTTGAAGTTATTAAAGACGGTTGGCGCTTCTAACAGGTCAAATGTAATAACAAACTCCATGTCACCCGCTGATGTTGTAAACGCCTTTACCGAATCACCCGGCTGTAGTACAAACACAGCGTCAGTAAGTAAGATGTACTCTTTAGCAGACACGTTACCGCCGCCTAGGATGTCTACACGGCTGCTGTCAGCCTTGTCTACGTACAGGCCAGCACCGTTAGTAGAGCCGCCTATGTTACTGACAAACAACATATTCCAATGTGCAACAAAACCGTTAGGAACTGTAACGATTGTTGCTATGTCTGTAGTGGTTACGTTAGCGTTCTTTGTGTATAGCATTTAGTATGTCCACATAACCGGAGGAGTGCCTCTCGTATCTAAATGCACAAACGTATCTGCAACGCCTATGCCTGTAAAACCTAGTTTCATCGCTTCTTTTATTATCTTAAATCGACTTTTGCTGTCTAGTATTTGGATGTCAGCAGCTATGCCCTGTGCGTGTCTACCTGGTATAGCTTTAGCAGCTTCGATTGAGTGCGTAGGGTCACGATAGCCGCTAGTAATCTTAAACGGGAAACCACAATTGTCACGAAGTCCGTCTAACAAACGTAAGAAATCCTTCTCCATACGGTTGTTTCCGGTTTCTTGACAGTCAAACTCTTCAATCTTGAAGTACTTCACCAGAGTCTCCGTCTATAACGTTACCACCGCTGATGTCAGTGCTGCCAACACCCGTAATGTTAATCTGTATTGCGCTTCTACCGTTACCCTGCACCACTTCTTTTTCAAACATGGCCGTTGGTGCAACACGATCCATAACAAGTTTCCACGCTGCTGCTTGGTTTTTGTGGTCGTCGTCCAAGGCAGCGTTAAAGATGGCTTCAAGAACCTTTGCAGACTTTGGTGAAGCCAGCATACGCGCCTTGTATTCGTTCATGACGGCTGCGTCGCCTTTGGGACGGCCACGAACACCCCTGTTTCCTTTCTTAACAGCCGCAACGTCAGTCTTTTTCGGACGACCCCGACCCCGACTAGCCTCTTCTTTCATAACAATTTTTGTCTCTTTAAAGATTCTTTAAAGTTTCTTTATGCTTTATGCTTTAAAGATGGGTGTTAATGCTTTAAAGATAGGTGATAAAGTAAATTATATATAAATTATCTTTATCTATTAACATTAAAGCATAAAGGACTTTAAAGCATAAAGGACATTAGCGGCGCGGTACAGATTCTATACTATTAAATGCTTATCTATACAGTATATTATAGCATACTTTTCAGTATTTGTCAAGAACTATTTAGATATTTGTGAAGAATTAACATTACTGTCTAGTCTGTACCGTTACCTTTTTTGTTATCGCTAGCAGCGCAGTACAGATTCTGTTAAGTCTTTGATCTGTTTAGACTATTTAGTTGCATATTGCATTGTTATTTAGGTTCTATTTTGACTCTTTTTTGTATCTACGC